GTTTGCTGGGCGATCTGTTGAAGACCAAGGAAGGCGAGAAGCTCGTCCGGTGGTGCCTGCTGCAAGTGGAGGCCGTCCGTTGAGTGATGACAGCGTTATACGCCTTGCTGCCGTGGTGGCGGCAGTTGCTTTGCTGGCCGCCCCGTATCGGGAAACCATCGCCGGCTGGCTCTCTCAGGCCGCCGAAGCCTGCTACGCCGAGCGCTCCACTCTCGGCAGAATCGCAGCGGCGTTGCTGATTCTCGCGGCTGCATGGGGCCAGATCCCGATACCCAGACTTCCGGCGGCTCCTGCCGTCACTGTGGACGTGGAGACTCCGAGCGTGGAGATGCAGCAGCTGGTGAGGCCCGTGGCCGAGTCCCTCAAGGCATTGCCAATGGGCGACCGGATGCTGTGGGCTCAGACGTGGAACAAGGCCGCCACCGTCGTGGCCGGCGATGCCGTGACCACCGAAGTGGTTTTCACCGATACTCGCTCGCTGCGGATGTTTACCACGCTGGCCATTGAAATCGCATGGCGGCGCATCGGCCAGCACGCGCCCGGCTCAGTGGCAGGGCTCAGGGAGGCCGTAGAGGCCGCCTACGGGCAGGCTATTGGCGTGGACGTGGTTTCGGTCACGGCTGACGTGCGAAGCCGTTACGCAGCCTTTGCCAAGGCTGTGGCGTGGGCCGGCGTCAACGGAGGCTGACGCATGACCGAGCACGGCATGGGCTATGTGCCCGACCCGGAAGGCTCTGAGGCGTTCGTGGCAACGCTGCCACACCCAACGCTCGCATCAGCCGGGCCTGATCTCAAGGCCGCCGACCAAGACGTGATGCTGTACCCAGCCCTGCTTCAGTGCACGCCGTCCTGGCGTCGAGGCTCACAAGGAAACGTTGGAAGTTGCGTTGGCTGGGGCGCGAGCCTGGCCGTGGACGTGCTGGCATCCTGTGACATCCATTGGCGGAAAGAGCCCGAAGCGTGGAACGGCCGCACGATCGAGGCGAGCCTGTACGGATATAGCCGCGTGGAAAGCCGTGGCCTAAAGGTCAACACCGGAGGCGACGGCAGCACGGGATTCCACGCTGCCAAGAGCATCCGCGACTATGGTGCCCTGCACTACGGCGTGGACTACGGCGGCACTCTGTTCGACAAGCACAGCAGTCAGCGGGAACGCGACTGGGGCCGCAACGGCGTGCCCGACGTGCTTGAGCGGTTCGCCAAGGAAAGGCGATGCTCCGAGACAACACTAGCCACGTCGTTTGTGGAGGCGGCGAAAGCCATCAGCAACGGCTACCCGGTTGTGGTGTGCAGCGGCCAGGGCTTCAGCATGAGCCGCGACGCTGACGGCTTCTGTAAGCCGGGTGGCGTCTGGTGGCACTGCATGTGCTTCATCGGCGTGCGTTTTGGCAAGCGTCCTGGCCTGCTCTGTGCGAACTCGTGGGGCGACTCCAACACGGTTGGCAAGCACTTCCCCGAGACGATGCCGGATGTCGTCCGTAAGTGCTCATTCTGGGTCGATGCCGAAGTTGCCACCAAGATGCTGAGCGGTCGTGACTCCTACGTCTACGCCGGGTACAGCGGCTTCAAGCCAACGGCGATGCCTGACAACTGGCTACGAGGTGTGCTGTGAGATTCCTTATCTGCCTGCTCGTTGTTGTGATCGGATGCGTGGCCACGCTGCCTGATGACCACGGCGTATCCGCTGACATGGCCTGCGAGACAGCCCGCATCGTGACGCAGCTGCGGCACGAGATCGCACCGACGCCGGCCAGCGACAAGTGCGACAACTGCGTTGATGGCTTCATCGGTGACGGGAAAATCAAAATCACCTGCCCCACCTGCAAAGGAACGGGCAAGAAATGACGCGCGACGAACTCGTTGCGGACGTGTGGGACTCGCTGCCGATGCGTAAGCATCTGCTAGGCCGCGAGCGTGTTGGCCGCATTGTCGAGCGAGCCTTGAGGGAATGGCCCATTCCGGTGCTGTACCAGTGCGATGCCGGGCAGACGCAAATCGTCGCCAAGCATTTCGCCCGCAGGCTCGAACGCCAGGAGCGTGAGTACGGCATGGGATTTCTGGCCAGCATCATCCTGGCGGCCATCATCAGCGAGATCGTCAAGAAAATCGTGCAGCGGTGGCTGGATAATCGTGGCGAGATGCTGGAGGCGATGCAGTGACCGACCAAGCAAAGGAAACGCTGTACAGCATTATGGAGCGGTGGGGATTTCCCACTTTGGTAGCCATTGCCTGCGGCTGGGTGCTTCGCGCCGATGTTTTGCTACCTCTTGTGGAAGAGCACAGGGCTTTCGTGAAGTCATTGAGCGAGACGCAGCGTGAGATTAGCAAGGCGGTGAGCGAGCAGACGCGGTTGCTGTATGCCCTACAGCCTCGAGCCAACGAGCAGCAGGAGAACTAAGCCATGGCGATGAGCCCGAAACTACTGAGGCCACGCTCGACGCTGCACCCAGATGCTGCTAGTTGGGCTGCGAGAGTTGTTGCCAACGGTGGAAGCGTGACCGGAACAACCTTGGCAGCCGTGTCCAAGTTCTGTGCGGCTATCGACGCAGCCGGGATTCGCTCACGTATGTACCGTGCGAATCTTTTCTGCGGCTCAAATTTCAACGCCGCACTGGTGCCGCTCTATCGGGGACCGTCGCTCGGCGGGACGCAGTACGGCGGGACCACAGATACCAACGTGGGGCCGTTTGTCAGCGGCGACTACGCGGAGACAGGGGCGAGCGGCGGGCTGACAAACACGGGAAGAACCAAGTACCTCAACACTGGATTTCCTACAAACACGTTAACGGCAGGCGACAGGCATTTGGCGTTTTATGCAAGGAGTTTTGTCAATTCAGATTTTGACCAGTTCATGGGGTCGGAATCGGCGGCCAGTATTTCCCAAGCCTTTGCATTGGGTTTCCAAGTGTCCGCGAGCGCTGTTGCCTTTCAGTTTGGCGCGTCTACTTCCGGCATCTCTTCTGCCGGATCTGTTTCATCAGGAGCTTTTTGGCTAGGAGTTCACAACACGTCAACCGGAGGCGTAATTTACAAAAACGGCGCGAGCGATGGCACTGGAACTCTTACCGCAGCAACGCCTCCATCATCCGACGTTCATATCTTTGGGATTAACCGAGCTAGTTCGACAGCGAACGTGGACAGGTACGGAGGTGCTTCTGTTGGGTATTCAATCGGGGCTGCCCTGACGGCACCGCAGGCAGCGGCATACAACACGGCCATGCAGGCGTTCCAGGCCGCACTTGCGAGGACCGCATGACACTCTCCGACCTCGCGCTCCCGATGCCCTACGCCGAGTGCAAAGACCTTGCTCTCGTCTACTCCTACGACGTTGCCGTCCTGCTCTACAACGTGCAGGAGGAGCACGGCGACCGTCGCCACGTTCCGGCCGGTCGGCAACTCACTGATGGCCGATGGATGCTCTGCGGCGACGTTCTCAGCGAAGTAGGCGAAGGCGGGATTCTGGCTGGCGGGTTTGCGTTTGTAACGCCAGGGATGATGCAGCAGATCGAAGTCATCCCCCTGGCCGACGCCGTCGCCCTGCTGCCAGAGTCCCCTAGTTCTGTGAGCTAGTGGACTGCAAGAGTTCCCGCAGATTCCCTTACAGTAACCACACCTAGGAGCTACCCATGGCCGACAACATTCTGAGCCGCAAGAACCGAGACATCGACATTACCCTGCACACGGCCACAGCATCGGCTACCACGCTGGACATGCGTGATGTGGCTGGTGCTGTTGTGACTCTGGGCACCATGAGCACCAACGCCGCGACGCTCCAGATGTGGGTAGGCACGAGCACGGCCGGCACCTTCCGCCGACTCTACAAGTCCGATGGCAGCGTGGCAGACCTCACCCTGTCGGCTTCGAGCACGGACGGGCGAGCGTACGCCCTGCCCGATGAGGTATTCGGTACTGAGTACCTTAAGATCGTCTCGGCCACCACCAACAGCACGGGCACCGCTGGCGTGGTCATGCTGAAGAGCTGACGTGCCTACCAAGATCCCCAGCCATAGGCCGCTGCGTCTTGGCCCTCGCACGCGAGAGGCCAGGCCCAACGCGGCAGCCCGTGGCTATTGCTCAGTCGCTCACAAGGCGTGGAGGCAAGCGGTGCTGAACCGATGCCACTGGCAATGCGTTGACTGCGGCCGTGTGGCCTATGGCCGTGACATGCACGCAGATCACGTAGTACCAGTGAGCGTGGCCCCTGACCTGCGGTATGACGTGACCAACGGAGCGGCCCGGTGCGTGTCGTGCCACAGCCGAAAGACCAACGCTGAGCGGCAGAGGGGGGGCGGTTCGGATCCCTACCCCCCCGTCTGAGGAAAACCAGAAGTTCCTGCTTCTATACGCGGGGCCGAAATTGGGAGTTTGCAACATGAGCAAGGGCCGCAAGCCAACGCCTAAACCGCTGCTTAAGCTTCGCGGTGCTCGGGTTAGGGGGCCGCACAAGTCCGGCATAGACGCGGTTCCGGGCATCCCGCCTGCTCCGCACTGGCTCTCGGATCTCGCCCGCGAAGAGTGGGAGCGGATCGTGCCGATGCTTGAGGCGTCCAGGGTCATGAGCCCCAGGCACCAGCAGACGCTGGCCGCTTACTGCGATTCGCTCGCGGACATGATTGAGGCAGATCGTGAGCTCAAGGCCAACGGGGCCACGTTCATGGACGATCGGGGTAGGGTAAGCAATCACCCGGCGTGGAATCGAAAGCGGGACAGTCGCAATCAGATGCTCAAGTTCGCGGCCGAGTTCGGCCTAACGGCGTCTGCCCTGGCCCGAGTCTCGGCGGTAGAGAATGGCCCGCAAGAAGACGACGAAGACGCTCGCATGTTCGCTTGAGCACCCGTGCGAAAAGTGCTCGTCGTGCCTGGCGGTGCGTTTCTTCCACAAGCACCTGACGCACGCCAAGGGCGAGCTCGGCGGCAAGCCGTTCACGCTTGAGCCGTGGCAGCAGGACTACGTGCGAAAGCTCTTTGCCACAGAGGGCGACGTTCGAAAAGTCCGCACAAGCCTACTGGCGATTCCGCGCAAGAACGGAAAGAGCAGCCTGTGTGCTGGCATCGCCCTTAAGCTGCTGATGGAGAACGAGCCCGGCTGTGAAGTGTATTCCTGTGCAGCCTCACGCGATCAGGCCCGGCTCGTCTTTGACATGGCCCGAGTCTACGTCGAGCAGTCGCCGGTGCTGCGTCAGCATCTGAAGGTCTACCGCAACGCCATCGTGCGAGAGGCGACGCACGGAACGTACAAGGCACTTTCCGCCGAGGCTGGAATCCAGCACGGGCTCTCGGCTCACGGCGTGATTTTCGATGAGCTACATGTAAGCAACCGCGAAATGTGGGAAGTGATGCTTAGCAGCCAAGGTGCTCGGCGTCAGCCGCTCACGGTGGCGCTCACTACGGCAGGCTTTGACCGCAAAAGCGTCTGCTGGGAAATCTGGAAATACGCCGAAGCGGTGGCCGCCGGCACCGTGAAAGACGAGACGTTCCTGCCGGCAATCTACTGTGCTGATCCTGCGGCCGATTGGAAGGACGAGAGAACGTGGGCTGCTGCCAATCCGAATCTCGGCGTCTCGGTGCGTCTTGACTTCCTGCGGAGTGAATGTGCTCGAGCGGTTGAGATGCCGACGTACGAGAACACTTTCCGGCAGCTGTATCTGAACCAGTGGACAGAACAGAGCACCAGGTGGCTGCGCATGGATCACTGGGCTCAAGGCGGTAAGCCGTGCCCGGTGGATCTCGCGGGCCGCGAGTGCTGGGCCGGGCTGGACTTGGCCACGACGTTCGACACCACAGCCCTGGTGCTGCTGTTCCCGCTAGATGATGGCACGTTCTGGATTGAGCCACACTTCTGGATACCGAGCGACAACGCTCACCAGCGAGAGCGACGCGACAAAGTGCCATACCTGACGTGGCACAGGCAG